GTCTAAGGTGGATTTTGGTGTGATTTGCGGTCTCCGTACGGAAGCAGAACAAAAAGAACTTGTTGCCAAAGGTGCAAGCCAAACAATGCGATCAAAACACCTTGAAGGTTTGGCTGTCGACCTCATGGCCTTTGTTGGTTCGAGGGCATCATGGGAGTTGAATCTTTACGATGATATTGCCGATGCGATGGCTAAAGCTGCTAAAACACATAACGTTCCAATCAAATGGGGTGCAGCGTGGAGTATAGGAAATATAGCCCAATGGAATAGTAGCATGGAAGGTGCTATGAACAGTTATATTGATCAAAGACGTAGCGAGGGTAGACGGCCTTTTATTGATGGACCTCATTTTGAGCTAATAAAATAAGGAGTTATTTATGCCACATTATACAAAACCTCTTAAAAAAGTTATTGGTGGATTAAAAAAAGCATCTAAGTTACATGCTAAACAGGCTAAATCTTTAAGTAAAATAGAAAAAGATCAAAGAACAAGATATAAAAATAAACACGTTTCAAAAACAAAATCTAGAGCTAGAAGACGAAAGTAATATGTGGATGCCTATACTTTTAGTTTGTAGTAGCATGTTTGCACAAGATTGTTTGGTGGTAACAAGAAACTGGGAATTTCACGAAACTCTAGATAAGTGTTTAAAGGTGTCTGTAGAGAAAGCGAGGATCTTACTTGAAGAACCTAGTGTGTTTCATGTGAAACCTTTATGTCAAAAAATCAAACTTAATGTAGAAACTTGAGGATTAATTGTATGGATGTTGTTGACTTATCAAAATATTTATATAATAAGTTAAAAGAGAGAGAGGAAAATTTAAGTTCCGCTCTTGCTTCTGGTTCTGTTTCGAACTGGGAGGAGTATAAAATGACAGTGGGAGAAATACGGGGTCTTTCTCTTGCACGTGAGGAAATCAAGGCCCTGCTGGAGAATAACGCAGATTATGACGAAGACACTTTATCTTCCTGACAATGTTGCGCAGCGATTAAAAAAACAGAGAAAAGAAAAATCTGTAGACAAAGCGTATGTCGAACCTGGAAACAGGGTGTTAGACCCTTCACTTCTAGATAAATCCTTACTTGATAGATTACCCCAACCAACTGGTTGGCGTGTTCTTGTTATGCCATATCAAGGCAAAGCTAAAACTTCTGGAGGACTTTTCGTTCCAGATGAGATTAGAGAACGAGAAGCGTTGGCCACTGTTGTTGCTTATGTTTTAAAAGTTGGTCCCGTAGCTTATATGGACAAAGAAAAATTTGGTAGTAAACCTTGGTGTCGAGAAAAACAATGGGTTTGCATTGGAAGATATTCTGGATCTCGTTTTAAGATAGATGGCGGCGAAGTTCGAATCATTAATGACGATGAAGTCATTGCAACAATTATTAATCCAGATGATGTTGTAAGTGTGTAAAGGATAAATCATGGCAGAAGAGCAAGAAGTAAAAGAAAAAGAAGAAATTGAAACTGAGGTCGAGACTGAGGTCGAGACTGAGGTCAAGACTGAGGTTCAGACAGAAACTGAAGAACAACCAAAAGCAGAAACTGTAACAGAAGAAACTAAAGGTAAAGAAGAAGAGTTAGAGCAATACAGTAAAGGTGTTCAAGCTAGAATAAAAAAATTAACTGAAAAATATAGACAGGAAGAAAGAGATAAGAACGAAGCTGTTACTCTTTCTCAAAAACTTATTGAAGAGAATCAAAAGCTAAAAACGAGAGTTCAAGCTCTAGACTCTGGATTTGTCACAGAATATGGAACTCGTCTGGCGGCTCAAGAGGAGCAAGCTAAAAGGTTATACAAAGAAGCTTATGAAGCTGGTGATGCAGACAAAATGTCTGAAGCTAATAAAATGTTGGCAGGTGTTGCAGTTGAACAACAAAAGTATAATACAGCTAAAGTTAGGTTGGAACAGCAAGCAAAACAACCTCAACAAACAGAACAACAAACCCAGACTCAAGCGCAAACCCAGACTCAAGCACAACCAGATCCAAGAGCGCAAAAGTGGGCCTCTGACAATGACTGGTTTGGTAATGATAAAATTATGACTACGGCTGCGTTTACCTTACATAATATTCTTACAAATGAAGAAGGGTTTGACGCACAGTCAGAAGAGTACTATAATGAAATAGATAAAAGAATACGTTTAGAATTTCCTCATAAATTCTCAACGCCAAAGAAAACGAATGGAACTACACAGGTCGCTTCTGCTGGTAATTCCGCATCTCGCAGTAGTAAACAGGGGCGCAGGGTGGTTAGGCTAACGCCATCACAAGTTGCAATAGCTAAAAAGCTTGGATTAACACCTGAACAATATGCTAAACATGTGAAGGATTAGACATGACCGAACAAAGAGTAAATAGAACTAATGAGACTCGAGATAAACAAACTCGCAGAAAACCTTGGAAACCACCACAGATGTTAGAAGCACCTAACCCACCAGAAGGATATGTGCATAGATGGATAAGAGTTGCAATGCGTGGAGAGGAAGACAAAATGAATGTTCATTCTAAACTACGTGAAGGATGGGAACCTGTTCGTGCTGACGAATATCCAGATTATGAAATACCAATTATTGATTCTGGTAAATATCAAGGTGTAATAGGACAAGGTGGTTTGATGTTATGTAGAATACCTGAAGAAACGGCTCGAGAAAGAAACGAGTATTACGGGGGCCGGACCCGCGAACAAATGACAGCTGTCGATCAGGACTTAATGAAGGAACAACATCCTTCAATGCCTATTAGTAATAGTAGGCAAAGTCGTGTAACTTTCGGGGGTAAAAACTCCGATTAAAAACTTAGGAGATTGTCAATATGGCAAATATCAATGGTTCTTTCGGTCTTAGACCGATTGGTGTAGTCGGTCAGGCTGCAAATACCACTGGTGCTACTGAGTATCGTATAGCAGCCGGCAACACAAATACTATGTTCCAAGGCTCGCCTGTAATACCACTATCTACTGGATTTATAGATAAAGTTGGTGCGGCAGCGGGTGGATCTGTAGGATTACTAGGTGTTTTCTGGGGATGTGAATACGTTTCTAGCACTACTGGTGAGAAAATCTTTTCTAATAACTGGCCCGGCTCTGGCGCGGATACAAACCATCCCGTCAAGGCTTTCGTTTATGATAATCCAATGCAAACTTATTTGATTGCTTCTGATAGTTCGCTTACAAGTGAAGCTACTGCCAGAGGTCATGTGTTTGCAAATGCAAATTTTGCTACAGGCGCATCTGGTTCTTCAACAACTGGTATATCTAGCGCATCACTTGCAGTTGGAACTATCGCAACTACCAACACCTTACATCTCAGAATTATGGGGATTCAAGATGATCCCGAAAATTCTGACTTTACTGCTGCTGGTATCCCGTTAATCGTTAGATTGAATAACAGTTTCAATTCACCAAATGGTGCGATTGCTGCTGGTACTCCATCTACCACAGGCGTATAAGGAGAATAATCTATGGCTATATCTCGCGCACAACTAGCGAAAGAGTTAGAACCCGGTCTTAATGCCCTGTTTGGAATGGAGTATGATCGGTACGAAAATCAACATGCTGAAATCTACACTACTGAAAATTCAGATCGTGCATTTGAAGAGGAAGTAATGTTGTCAGGTTTTGGCTCAGCACCTACCAAATCAGAAGGTGGAGCTGTAAACTTTGATGATGCAAATGAAGCCTATACCGCACGTTATAATCACGAAACAATCGCACTAGCGTTTTCTATTACAGAGGAAGCTATTGAAGACAATCTTTATGATCGTCTTGGTGCGAGATACACTCGTGCATTAGCGCGCTCTATGGCTCATACAAAGCAAGTTAAGGCTGCATCAGTTCTTAACAATGCGTTCACCGCAGGCGCCTTCGCAGGTGGTGATGGCGTAGCTTTATGCGCAACAAATCATCCATTAACGAGTGGTGGTACTTTTGCTAACGAACCATCAACAGCCTCAGACTTAAATGAAACATCTCTTGAAGATTTTCTTATAAGTATCGCAGGTTTTGTTGATGAACGTGGCTTAAAAATTGCTCTCAGAGGTATGAAACTTATTATACCAAGACAGTTACAGTTCGTAGCTGAAAGGTTAATGGTTTCTAACCTTAGAGTAGGAACCGCTGATAATGATGTAAATGCTCTTAGATCTATGGGAATGTTACCGCAAGGTTATGCAGTAAATGATTTCCTTACAGATCCAGACGCATTCTTCATTATGACAGATGCTCCACGTGGAATGATACACTTTGAGAGAACTGCACTTTCAACTAATATGGAAGCAGATTTTGATACAGGAAACATGAGGTATAAAGCAAGAGAAAGATATTCTTTTGGTTTTTCAGATCCTCGTTGTATTTTTGGATCACCTGGTGCATAATAGCACTTTCTCCCTTATATAAAGTAAAGGACGATTTATTCGTCCTTTATTTTTTCTGAAAGTATGTTATCTTATTTATATCCCTGACAATCACATGGTGTGATTGACTTAACCAGACAGAGGAGAATAAGATGGGTTCAACAACTTTTTCCGGTCCTATCAGAGCCGGTAACATAAGAAATACAACTGGAACGACAGTTGGATCTGATATAGCTAACGTTGGTTTTGTTGTAATGTGTCAACAACACGTGATGGATTTATCAGGTGGCGCTGTTGCAGCGGAAGCCACAAACGTAGTTATTCCTGCAAACTCTAAAATTGTTGATATAATCATTGACTTAGAAGTAGCCGCAAATACTTCAACAAATATTAGTGTTGGAGATACTGTAGGTGGTGCCGGAACTCTTATTAACGCATTAGCATCAGGAACAACTGTAGGTATTAAAGCACTAGGCACATCTGGTGGTGGTACACTTACATGGAAAAATACTGGTACATCTGACTTAAAACTTACAGCTACTTCAAGTGCAACAACTAATGCAGGTAGTGTTGTTATAACAGTATTGTATGCCCAGGCTTTTAACGCTACTATTAATCCTTAATGGGAGATGTTAAATGGCTGCATCTATATTTGCAAAAACCGCAACAGCTACGGGAACACTTCAAGGTGGTAGAACAAGATTAAAGGCTTTTTATGTAAAGACACAATCTAGTGGATCACCTGCCGTTGTTTTTAAAAATGGTAGTAGTGGTGCAACTCAACTGTCTATGGTGTTTCATACATCAGACGACAATCAGATAACTATTCCAGATCATGGAATGATCTTTCCTGATGAGTGTCACGTAACACTTACTAACATTGATTCCATTACTGGTTTCTTTGGCTAATGGCGGAAAAAAGAAAAAGAGCTAAACCGATACGTAGGACTACCAAGGGTAAAGGTGCTAACTATAGACCTACTAAAGAAGGTGCAGGCATGACCAAAAAAGGTGTTGCTGCGTATCGGAAAGCTAATCCCGGGTCAAAACTTAAAACAGCTGTTACTGGTAATCCAAAGAAAGGCAGTAAAGATGCTAAAAGAAGAAAGTCATATTGTGCAAGATCTCTTGGACAACTTAAAAGAAGTTCTGCGAAAACTAGGAATGATCCTAATAGTAGGATTAGACAAGCTAGGAGAAGATGGAAATGTTGAAACAATTAGGTATTTCAGTTGTTGTTCTTTCCATTGGTGGAGTAGGAACTATTTTTTACACATGGGGTTCATGGACTACAGAAACTCTTCTTAAAGTTGATAAACGAACTGAGGTTATGGAAGTTAAACTAAGTGCTATAGCAAAACGTTTAGAGGAGATTCAAATTGGCTATATCCAGAAGTCAAATGAGAAAACAAATTACAAAGTCACCTTCAAGGAGGAGAACTAATGCCAAAAGACGCATGTTATCACAAGGTAAAAGCAAGATACAAAGTGTTCCCATCCGCTTACGCAAGCGGGGCCATAGCAAAGTGTCGTAAAGTAGGAGCTGCTAACTATGGAACTGGTGGCAAGAAGAAGAAGAAAAAGAAAACAATTAAGAAAGCTAATGGGGGTATTATCGCTGCTATAGATAATCCCAAAAGACCCGCACCTAAAGGATTTAAGAATGGCGCGTTCATTGCTGCAGGTTGTGGCGATATTGATTCTAGTAGAAGAAAAATAACGAAGACGTACTGATGGTTCGTAAAACAAAAGAAGGACTAGCTCTAAAGAGATGGTTCAAAGAAGATTGGAAAGATGTCCGTACTGGAAAGGCTTGTGGACGTAAAAAGGGGGAGAAACGAGGAACTCCTTACTGTCGTCCATCTAAAAGAGTCAGTTCCAAAACGCCTAAAACTGCATCTGAGTTGTCCTCTTCTGAAAAAAGAAGTAGAATAAGTCAGAAAAAAAGGTTAGGTCAACCTGCAGGAAAACCCAGAAGAGTGAAACCAGTTAGAAGGAGAAAGAAAAAATGATGGGTCGTAAAATGAAAACCAAAGGTATGAAAGCCGGTGGTAGAGTAAAAACCAAAGGTATGAAAGCCGGTGGTAGAGTAAAAACCAAAGGCATGAAAGCTGGTGGTAGAGTAAAAACCAAAGGCATGAAGAATGGCGGCAAGGTTATGTCAAAAGGCTATCGTAATGGTGGCAAGGTAGGAATGACATTACCACAGCTTAGAGCAGCTGCTAAACAAATGGGCATGAAAATATCTAAAGCCTAATGTCATATTTAATAAGTAACATTCCACATTTTAAATGTTGGGTGCGGAGAGAGTTTACGTGTAATCATCTCAATTATCATGGAGAATTTCTTCATGGTTTAGCCATCGCTGTTAATACAATACCAGATAGATGTTTGAGTTTTCAAATTGTTTTTACTGGTTGTGAAGCAGATGGCGAACCAGAGGATACAGTTCATGGTGGTGCAATGTGGGCGCGAATGCCTATCACCGCCTTGGTTGCAGATATACCACTACAAGAGTGGCCCACACTTATGGAAACACACTTGGTACAGCCTTGGGATTGTAGTTCACATCATCATTCTGTTATTAATATGGAGAGGGTAAGTTCCTCACCTTGGATATGCAAGATTGATGGTGAGTTTTATCAAGGTAAATATTTATTTACCGTAGATTATACAGAAAGTCATATCGCAGATGATCCTGCACAACACAAGCAAAGTCATGTGTTGCAGTTAACAGATGCAGGGGAGTGGACAGGAAATATTGTAGCTTTACCTAACAATAGAGTTAGAGCCACAAGTCCTGCCTTATGGGAAACAGGAGAAGGACCACCTGACTTTAAACCTAGTCAGCACCTTCACGCTGCAGAAATACATAATAGTTATCTTGATCCAAGAACAACTTTTGATAATTTATATGCAGACTATGAAGAGGATTAAAACTATGATAAGTTTCATTAGAAAAATATTATTATCTATATCAGGTCTTTTTTTAGATATTGCTGCAGCTTTACCGGGAATAAAAAGAAAAGATACTGAGGAACCTAAATATCTGGGTGGAGGTGCAAGTACAGAGATACCACAATCTTTCCACGTAGATAGGAACAAAGGAAAACGAGGAAGACCAAAAGGAGCTACAAATGAAAAAAAATCTAAAACCCGTAGATAGTCAAAAAAACCCCGGTTTAGCACAACTACCTACAAGTGTACGAAATAAAATGGGGTACATGAAAAAAGGTGGTATGGTCAAAGGCTATAAAAACGGTGGTGCAGTAATTACAAAAACGAATCAAAAACCACACATAGGTTGATGCTATGGCTTTATCTGGTTCAAGAGATTTCAACTTAGATGTTGGAGAAGTCATAGAAGAAGCGTATGAAAGGTGTGGATTAGAAGTTCGTACTGGTTATGATGCAAAAACCGCACGTAGATCTTTAAACCTTATGTTTGCAGATTGGGCCAATCGTGGTTTAAATCTTTGGACAGTTAATCAAGGAACGATTAATTTAACACAAGGACAAGCACAAGAAACTTTAGCGAGTGATATTGTTGATTTGTTAGAGGTTGTACTCCGTCGTGATTCTACAGACTTTACAGTTCAGCGAATCAGTAGAGGTGAGTATGTTACATTACCTGATAAAACCACTCAAGGTAGAACTAGCCAATATTACTTTGATAGACAAATCACACCTATCTTAAATTTATGGGCTGTACCAGAAAACTCTACAGATCAAATTATTTATTACTATGTAAGAAGAATACAAGATGCTGATGCTTTAGTTAATACTACAGATATGCCTTTTCGTTTTTATCCTTGTATGGTTGCAGGGTTAGCTTATTACATGTCTATGAAAAGAGCGCCAGATAGAGTTCAGATGCTTAAAGCTGTATATGAAGAAGAGTTTCAAAGAGCTGCAGATGAAGACGAAGGAAGAACACCACTAAAGTTACAGCCTAGTCTTGATTACTTGAGGGTGTAATGACCTATGCTAGTGGCAAAAATGCTTATGGAATATCAGACAGATCTGGAAGAAGGTACAGACTTCGAGATATGAAGGTAGAATGGACCGGCGCAAAGGTTGGTCCAGATGAGTTTGATCCTAAACATCCACAGTTGTTTCCTCCAAAAGCAGCACCAGATCCACAAGCACTAAGAAATCCAAGACCAGAACCACAATTAAATGTAGAAAGATCAATACAACATGGGTTTAATCCTGTAGGTTTTGCAGACATACCGGGAATTACTCCTGCTAATAATCTTGCTCCAGTAGGAGAAGTAGGAACTGTTCAAATACTTGTAAATGAAGTAAATAGTGTTATAGTTACGGGAGTTCAAGCAACTACTTCTGTTGGTTCGGTAACTGTTTCGTTTGATACTGCTATATCTTTTGATAGCACTTCGATTACATTAGACTCAACCACAGATACATTTGATGAAGGATAGAACATGGCAAAACAAACAGTAGGAATAGGTAGTAGTGCCAATGATGGAACAGGGGATACCCTAAGAGCAGGTGCGGATAAAATTAATGATAACTTCAATGAGATCTATTCGGCATTAGGCAATAGTTCTAACGTTCTAACTGATATAATAGATAGTGCAGGTCTTTTTGACGTTAACTCTGGTGCTAATAAAATAGTATTCTATTATGCTAATCTTAGTGATTTACCTAGTGCAAATACGTATCATGGAGCTATAGCGCATGTCCATGCAACAGGGGGTTTATACTTCGCACATGGAGGTAATTGGATTAGACTTAATGATGAAACAACTGGACCTGTTACAAAGTATACAGTTAGTGCTGCTACTGGTTCAGTTTATAGATTTACGGGTCCGGGTGCTGATACTGGTGATAATCCAGGTTTCAGTTTTTACAAGGGTCATACCTACCTAATAGATAACTCGGCTCATGTAAGTAGTCATCCATTACAAATAAGAACAGCTGCTAATAGTTCAGCTTTTACTGATGGTGTTACAGAAAATTATAATTCTACTACAGGATTAACTCAGTTTATTGTGCCACATAATGCAAGTGATACTTCTTTAGTGTATCAATGCACAATTCATGGTAGTATGGTTGGTAACATAACGATAGTGTGATATTATGAGCTTTACATACGGACAATTAAAAGCAGCTATACAAGAGTATACTGAAAATACAGAAACTCAATTTGTGTCCAATATTCCTATTTTCATTCGTACAGCAGAAGAAAGAATATTAAAAAGTGTACAACTAACCATTTTTAGAAAGAACGCAAGTGCAGTTACTACTGTTAATGATGAGTTTTTGGCTTGTCCCTCAGATTTTCTAGCTCCTTTTTCATTAAGTCTAGCAGGATCAAATGGTGACAAAGAGTTTGTAGAATTTAAAGATGTGACATTTATACAATCATATACACCAGATTCTACTACAACTGGAACCCCTAAGTATTATGCTCAGTTTGATGTAGATAATTTTATTTTAGGACCTACTCCTGATGTAGAATACACTTGTGAACTTCATTACTTTTATAGACCAGCAAGTATTACAGATACATCTGTGTATAATGATTCAAATTCTACTTGGTTAACTACTAATGCGGAAATGGCTATGCTATATGGTTCTTTAATTGAAGCATATATCTTTATGAAAGGTGAACCAGACGTAATGCAGATGTACAATTCGCGCTTTCAAGAAGCACTAATTGGTGTTAAGATGTTAGGTGAAGCAAGACAAACCACAGATCAAGATAGAACTGGACAAGTAATAAGGCAGAAACAATAATGTTTAAACTAGATTTAAATGTTCCAAAAGATGAACCTATTGTGGGTGTAAGAACTACAAACAGAAGGGGATTTACACCAGAAGAACTAGCGGAACAATGTATGGAAAAAGTAATTTCGGTTTCCGATAATGCTCATCCGGGCATACGGGACCAAGCTCGTGCTTTCTCAAAGCACATCGAAAAGTTAATTGCATACTATATGCGAGAGGCTATTCGCAGCGATAGGACTACTGTGTATAACGCATTGGTAGATTCTGGTAACCCCAAACTGGCTGAACTAATAAGGAGATTGTAACATGGCTTTTAGCGGGAACTTTATGTGTACGTCTTTTAAGGTGGAACTCCTTCAAGGCAAACACGATTTTACAAATGGACAAGATGTATATAAGATTGCTCTATATACCAATAGTGCAACTTTTACTGCATCTACTACAGACTATACTTCATCAAATGAAGTTGGTAATTCTGGATCGTATACTGCAGGTGGTGGTGCTTTAACAAACGTAACACCAACATCATCAAGCACAACTGCTTTTACTGACTTTGCTGATAAAACATTTACATCAGCAACAATCACGGCTCGTGGCGCTTTGATCTATAACACACAAACTGGTGGTGGTTCTGGAACGACAGATACAGTTGTTGTACTAGATTTTGGATCTGATAAAGCATCAACAGCAGGTGATTTTCAGATTGTGTTTCCAACTGCCGATGCCTCAAATGCTATCATACGTATAGCGTAAAGGTAGGGTACTATGACCAATGTTTTAGGTTGGGGTCGTAGTACGTGGTCCTCTGGAAAATGGGGAGAAGCCATTACGGTCACCTATGGTTGGGGTCGTGGCGCTTGGGGTGATAATGAGTGGGGTAGATCCGACGTTCCTCTAGGTTGGGGTAGATCAACTTGGGGTTCTAGTGGTTGGGGATCTCCTCCCGGTATTGATGTTGATGTAACTGGCATTGCTGGAACAGGTGGTGTTGGAACGGTAACTGTAGAAGCTGGAGCCATTCCAACTATAACAGGATTGTCTAGTACAGGTGGCATTGGAACTACTACCATAGTTGGAGATTCTTCTGTTACTGCTACTGGTCTTTCTGGCACAGGCTCTACAAATGAAGTAACAAATCAATTAACTGGTGTTACCGCTACTGCTACAGTTGGTGGCGTTAATGTTGCTACAGATGGTTCAATCGCACCAACTGGTGTAACTGCTACTGGTCAAGTAGGTACTGTAACTATTACCATAGATGAAACGGTAACTTTAACAAGTTCTCTCGTTGGAACTGCAACTGTTGGAAGTGTTACAACTTTTACTGGATTAGTTGTAAATGTAACTGGTGTATCAAGCACAAGTGGAGCAGGCACAGTTACAACTGTAACTTCACAAAACGTACCTGGAACTGGATTAGCCGCTACTGGTCAGGTAGGAGAAGTATTTAATCAACTAGATAGTAGTACATTTTTATTTGCATCCGTTGGTGGAGGAACCAGTATTGTTGGTGACGCATCAACTGGAGCTGTAGGAACTCTAGTTGCAACAGGACAAGTGGGTTCTCTTGCTAGTGTAACTCCAATAACTCCTGCAGCTGTAACAGGAGTTTCCTCGACAACTGGAATTGCTTCTGTTATAATCGTTATCGGAAATTGTACGGTCTTTCCAACCGGTGTAAGTGCAACTGGTGAAACAAACCCTGCACCTCCACCTATTTGGGGAGAGATCATACCGGCTCCTGGTACAAATTGGAACAATATAGCTGCATAAAGGAATATAGAAATGGCTACATATACAACGAACGGAGGTATCAAAAAGATCTCCACCGGGGACGAATCAGGAACTTGGGGTACGTCCACGAATACAAACTTTGATATTATAGATAGATTAACCAATGGTGTTGGTGATATATCATTATCTGGTACAACGCATACATTAACTACATCAGATGGTTCTACATCAGATGGACAGTTTCACATGTTAAAACTTGGAGGATCCCCTTCTGGTACTAATACCATTACGATTTCTCCAAATGATACAAAAAGAATATACATGGTTCAGAACGCATCTGGTCAAACAGCTACCTTTAGTCAAGGTAGTGGAGCTAACGTTAATGTTTCAAATGGAAAAGGTGCAATAATCTATTGTGATGGTGCAGGAACTGGTGCTGCTGTTGTAGATTTAACTGCATTATTCTCATCTACTACAACACTTTCAGATCTTAGTGTAACTGCTACTGCATCTGAACTTAACATTATGGATGGTGTAACTGCTACAACCTCAGAGTTAAACATTTTAGATGGTGTAACTGCTACTGCATCTGAACTTAACATTATGGACGGTGTAACTGCCACGACTACTGAAATTAATACAGTTGCTGATGGTAACACAAGTGTAGGTACAACAGCTGTTGCTGATGGTGATGGTATCGTGACTAACGATGGTGGAACCATGCGACAGACAAACGTTACAACTTTTGCTACATATTTTAGTAACGAAATTACAGCTATGTCTAGCCTTGTAACGACAGGTGCTTTGAATAGTGGATCAATTACTTCTGGATTTGGGTCTATTAATAATGGATCTTCTGCTATAACAACTACTGGTACTATTACGGGTGGTAATTTTACCCTTGGTTCAAGTGGAGTTGCTGATGCTTCGGCAGGAGAGTTAAAGATTACTCCAGTTACAGAAGAAGGATCAGTTGATACAGGCACAAGTGGTACTATAAACATTGATTGTGATTCAAAAGGAGTTATCTTTTTTACTGCTAATCAAACTGCTGATAGAACCATTAACTTTAGAGGAGATGGTAGTACAACGTTAAATTCTTATATGGATACTAATGATGTAATAACTGTTTCTTTAATGATGACACAAGGTGGTACTGCTAAGTATTTGAATGCTTATCAGATTGATGGGTCAAGTGTTACTCCAAAGTGGCAAGGTGGTACTGCACCAAGTGCAGGTAATGCTAGTAGTATTGACGTTTATACATTTACTATTTTTAAAACAGCTAGTGCAACATACACAGTATTAGCTAGTCAAACTAAGTTTGCGTAAGGTGATTAAACATGGCGGAATATGCTTTTTATATTAAAGTAGATGAGAATAATGAAGCAGTAAATCATCCGATCATTGTTGATAATATGAAACAACTGTTTCCTAACCATGACTTTTCAGATGGTAGCGCTCCTACGGGGTACTTACCATTTGTAAGAGTACCAGAGCCAATCCTTGGAGATTTCCAAAAGTTTGATGATAGTAAAGGTGAAGTTAATTCTGCAGGTTTTGCTGATCATAATGGTTTGGAATACAAATTAGTTGATGGAGTTATGAAAGATGTATGGGCCATCATTGATATGACAGATGAAGAAAAAGCTGCGAAACAAGCAGTATTAGATAAACTCGAAGTTAATCCACCTCCTTATCCAGATGATGGTAAATTTTACGAGTGGAATCGATCAACTTCAAGTTGGGAAGAGATAGACTAACGTAAGGAGATAAGTATGCCGTTTTTTTCAACATTTGGTGCAGGATCAGCCAGAGCTTTTGGAATGACTGCTAAAGGTGAAGATCCACCCGCAGCTGATGGTCAAGTATTATTCAATTCTGCAGGTAGCTCAACATGGACCGTACCTTCTGGAATTACAAATATATCCACAGTATGTATTGGCGGCGG